GGATATTATCCTGCACGTGGAGTCATATACCACGCAGATGCCTAAGGCACCCAGCGGGATACAGTGATCCACGAAAGCTCTTAAGTGAGCAAGTACACGGATTTGCCCTAACCGAAATGGGACCAATAAAGCATTGGCCTCTTGAAGGACGCCAAGGAGGGGAAGCCTAGATCGCTCTAAGCTGAAACACACAGGTAAGACCTGGAGGTAATGTAAGATTTACCCAGAACTGACATAGTCAGGGATTAGAGTGCCCACTTGAGGACAATCTGGCGGTAGCCAAGGGATATGAAACACCTAGTAAGAAACCTCGACTTTAGAGGTGGATGAACGGTCCGGATTATTACCGGTTACCAGGGTTGAACCCGGTAGCTCTGCTGATCTAGTAATAGGTCATCAGAGTTGGGGTCTTTAGGTTCTAGATAGACCCTCTGCGGCACTTGGTACCGAATATGCCGGTAGGGAGGTGGGGAAAATCTTTGCTCTGCAGAGAGGGGTCTCCACTGAACTACTTAGGTAGTAGGAGGAACACCAAGGATGGTTCACAACCAACCGCCTGTCCGGCGGCGCCTGCGGCTCCCAAAGGGTTTACAACCGGAGGGAAAACCGAAGACGTGAACAGTGAAATCAACGAACACATAGTAAAATGCAAAAACTTCTTTTTAAGCTTATGCAAATGAATAGTGGGAAGGTGAAAGTAACGACTAAGCGTTGGCGTCCATCTGTAAAAAGATGGAGTCACATGATCGCGCCGGGAGTTTCCTGGCTGCGACTTGTGACCGGTCGAGTAACCAAGTCCGGTGTTCTCCAAATCTACGTATTCATACAGGCAGTAGCCCGAATCGGCCGTAAGTCTGGTCTAAAGGGATTAACGGTATACTTGAAAACCTGTCACGTTCTGCTTATGCAGAGCGTCCCAGGAACCAAGATACATGCACATTCTAGGGCAATAGGGAAGGTCGGAGTTAAAAGAACTCATGACGGTCTCCCAAGACTGATTCCACGCTTAGCGAGGGCTCAGATCCGAAGAGGCAATAGTGAGGTCCTGCGACTCTGGTTGACCTTATTGGGGATGTATCGAGTGATCGAATACATTGGGACGCCAAATCTCCATTCAATATATTCCCCGGGTACAAACCTGAATGGGAAGGATAGACGGGAATTTGTAACGTTCCTGACACAACGTTTTCTACCTCTCCTAGAGGAGAGAACGGGGTGGATCCCTGAAGACGCTCTCCAAGGTGTATATTCTCTTGGAGTAAAGCGTCTCGCACCGACGAAGTATTTCCCGATGGTCTCCGCTTCGGCGGACAGCACTAAGCTGGAAGTAACCAGAGGAGGGGGCGACTCGCCAATGGTAGAGAAATTCTACTATTCAAGCTTCGCAACGCGTGGTAGCTCGGCTGGCATGTGGCTGACTGGGAAGTGGGGTCCCGCTCTGTTTATGTACCTCAAGTTGGTCCTTGGGCCGACAGGCACTCATCTTGTGAAAGATGAGATGCAGGGGACAATAGACAGCGCCGAAGAGTTCGCGAAAACCTACGGGACTCATCCCGAGGTGAAACCTGGAAGCAAACGCAAGTTTGCGAGTAAGGGTCACGAGTACCCACGTTTATACAACGTAAGGGGAGGTGATAGTAGCGGAATGCCCGGTCGCCTGGTGGGATTACCCGAACCAGCGGGGAAAGTGCGAATAGTCGCTCTTGTTGATTTCTGGACCCAGTGGGCCCTGAAACCGCTTCACGATGAGATCTTTAGGATTCTTAGTAAGATTCCAACGGATGGAACGTTCGATCAGCTTAGACCGATCGAGCGTCTCCTGAAGAAGGTTGATGAAAAGACGATCATATACTCTTATGACCTGAAGTCGGCAACAGACCGACTGAGTATCAAGGCTCAAATGCTGCTGTTAAGCGTGATGTTCTCACCTCGGCTAGCCGTGGCTTGGAGAAAACTCCTTGTGGGAAGAACCTACTGGTACTTCGGACGAGAGTCCGAGGTTCCTGAGAGCTGTCCGAGATGGAATGACCATAAGAAGGCAGTTGGTTACTTCGGCCTGCGCTATGCGCAAGGCCAACCTATGGGAGCATATTCAAGTTGGGCAATGCTGGCGTTGTTCCACCACGTGGTCGTTCAGTGGGCCGCATACCTGGAAGGGTACAAAGGATGGTTCGAGCTCTACGCCGTTTTGGGGGATGATATAGTGATATCTCATCCAGGCGTAGCTCAACGGTACAAACAGTTAATGGCCAAGTTTGGCGTGGAGATCGGGATTGCTAAATCCCTAGTCTCCCGAGGGAAAACCTTGGAGTTTGCTAAGCGTTTCTATTTTAGAGGCGTTGACTGTTCAGGACTTCCTCTGAAGTTCTGGGCAGCGGCACAGTGCTCTATGAGCGTTGTTTCGATGCTGCTCTCTTGGTACCCGCACAAATCTATGTCCAACTTCATTAGGGCCGTTGGGGTTGGCTTTAAGGGAGCCTCAGGTCTGGATAGAGTTTGGGATTTATTCCCAAGACGATTGAAGGTCTTGATGGTGTACCTTACGCACCCGCTTCATACGAACGCAATGGCGTTTGATGACGAAGCATCATGGCTTTGGTCGCATGGACCAAACCGTCAATGGTCTTCGACCGATGATGGAATGGTAAATGCGAAACCGTGGTTAGAAATGATCACCTCAGTATATATTACTAAGTTACGTGATCTTGTGGTGCAGAGTAAACGAAACATGGTTGCTCTGTTTCCGCGAGATGCGGTAACCATGAATATAGACGCCAGAGCGTGGAAAGAAATCATCGAACTTGAAATTGCCGTAGAGACATTTGCGGATACTATTGAGGACGCCTGGTGGCGGTGGTCCAAAAGATCACTTAATCGCCTTGGTGAGTATGCAGCTCGGTTAAACGAGCTATTGCAGAAAGCTGGGGGGATGACACCGTTGTCTTCGACATTGGTGTTCCGGAAAGTGGTTGAAACGCCAACATTCTCTATTAGTAAAGTCTATCGACATTGGGCGAGCACCCGCCGGATGGTTCTATCGTCTCAGACGGTAGTTCCTAAGGAGCGTGTGGACCCAGTGTACGAAGATGATACGAGGGGGGATGACTGGTAAAGTATACCAAGTACGGGCACCGATTAGAGGCGACTTAGGAGGTGTCCTCACGTAATGGAGAACACTAGGGCAAGGTAGGGCAAAGGGAATGGATTCCCTAAGCTACTCGACCCATATGCAAAGGCTGGACCGGAAACGGCTTCAGACCCGCGCAACAAATAGTCACACGGATCCTA